GATGGATGCTGAATCCATCAAAAAGAAAGTAACAACTCTTTTAAGTATCGGTGATTCTTTTGAAGGTGGAAACTGGGAAGTATTAAAAGATGGTGGCTCATTTGCATTAGCAATGACTGGTATTGGTTTAGGACTGGCTGCATTCTCTATTGGCTCTGGTGTAGCAGCTGCTATAGAAACCTTTACTAAAGATTCTACATATGCTACAACAATTAAATCTCAAGTTAAAGAATTGTTATCAATAGCTGAATTCGTTGCAGGTGATTCTGGTGTTTTAGCTCAAGCAGCGTTTGTAGGTAAAGGTGCTTCGTTCTTAGTTGCAATGACTGGCTTAGGTCTTGGTTTAGCTGTTTTCAGTGTAGGATCTGCAGCAGGTAAAGCTGCCGAGTTAATTAAAGCAGAAGGTTGGGCTCAAAGCATTAAGGACTCTGTAGTTACTTTAATGTCTATTGAAGAAACTGTTGGAGGTGAGAAAGGATCTAGTTTTGTAGGTGAGAGTGCAAGATTCTTATTAGCTATGACAGGTATTGGACTTGGACTAGCTGCGTTTGGTATTGGTTCTGCGGTAGGCGGTTTAGGTAAATCAATTACTAAATTTAGTAGTGGATCTGATTGGTCACAAAAGATCAAAGATAACATTATTACTTTAATGTCTATTGAAAATGAACTAGGAGGTAAGGCAGCAGCTTTTGGAGAATCAGGAACTTTCCTTGCTGTTATGACAGGACTTGGTGCTGGACTCGCTGCATTTGGATTTGGTTCTACTGCTGTTGGTGTCTCAGAAGGTATTAATCACTTTACAGGAGTCGAAGGAGAAAACTGGGCTCAGAAAGTAAAGGATAACGTTAAAACTCTAGTAAGCATTACTCCATTATTAGACGGTGATGGAGAAGGAAGTAAAGCAGGATTATTCGCAAGTGGTCTTGCTAAAATTGGTTTAGGACTAGCTGCATTTGGTGTAGGAAATGCATTCGGTCATTTAGCTGGTGCAGCATCTGCTATCTTAGAAATGTTTGGTGTAAAGTCTCCATTCACTCAAGTTATGTCTATTGCAGAAAAATCTGATGAACTTACAAAGGGTGCAGATGCTTTAACTAAAATTTCAAAAGCATTAGAAACCTTTAGTAACATTAAAATTTCAAAAGTAAGAATAGATTTTAAATCTTTAGCAATGGATCTTGGAGAAGCTATTCCGTTTCTTACTGCTTTGTCAACAGGTGGTACACTTGATCCAAGCTGGTGGCCAACAGGTGAGCTTGACTTTGGCCCAGAAGGTAAAGGCGGATTACTTAATCCAGATTTAAAACTAGATGCTCTTGCATCTGCTATACAAAAAATTAATTTTGTTTTAAGCGGTGGAGCAGGTACTTCACCCTTAACTGTTGAGCAGATTACCGCAAGTGCTGGAGCAACAAGTGTTGCTATTGATGCAGCTACTCAATTAGCTGCTGAAGGAGTTACTGCTGCAAATGCAAGACTACAAATGCAGTCACAAAGAAATCCTAACGCTCCTTCTAATAATATTGTTAATAATAACACTACCAATACAAGCATAGTATCTAAGCAAGGTACTTCTAATGGGAAAAATAAAAAGGTTGGATTTCATCAGGGAAGATAAAAAAAGGGAGCCGAAGCTCCCTTTCTCTGTTAACCGTTAGCTAACTTATTAAAGTACGATAACGAATCATCATCGTCTGTATTATCTGCAACTTGAGGTGTAAAGCTCGGTTGCTGTGGAACAGGTTCAGCTGCTTCACGATATGTTGGAGCAGAAGCAGTCTCATCAAGAGATACAGACTCTGCAGTTGTCATAACTGCACCTTCTTCACCAAGTACACGATTCAACTTAGCTTTAAGTTCTTCATATGTTTTATAGTTTTTAGGATCTACGATCTCATTTAAACTATACAACGTATTATAGATTGACTCAAGCTTTGTATCATCATCAGACAATGCACGTTGACCAGCAAACTCAGACTTGTCATAGTTACGGTAACCAGCAACTTGCTGAATCTTTAGTTTAAAGTCAGCACCTTCCCAGAAGTCATACGGATTAACCGGTGTTTCATCTTGGAATTGTGGTTGCATAACATCCATGATTTTATCAAAGATCTTCTTACCATAGATGTACAAGAAAGTCTTGCCATCATTAGATGGATTAGCTGGATCTGATACGACCATAATGTTTGACACGTAGTGTAAGCGTCGCTTACGAGAACGTGCAATCTCTTTATCTTCATCACGACCAGAGTTCCATAGAACACTATTCATTTCTGATACTGGATCCTCTTTACCAATAGTAGTTAAAGAGTTTTCGATATACCATTGACCAGTTGGTCCTTTAAAACCATGATCCCAATATCGAACCCAAGGTAATTCTTCACCTTCAGCTGCAGGTAAGAAACGAATTACTGCGTAACCATTTCCTGCTTTATCAACAGTTGGTTTCCAGTAACGGTCATCAACGTAAGATTGTTTAGGTGAACCACCTACAGACTCAGCTGCTTTGGTGAGAGATGCAATATCAGCACGATTGCGTTTTAGATTTGCGAAAGACATATTTGTATATTCCTTGTATTACATTGTATGTTGTTGTATGATTTGATATGCTTATTATACCACATATCGCTTATGATGTAAACACCTTAAATACATTTTTTTTCATTTTTTCAAGGTTAACGTTCATCAATAAGCTATATTTCCGAATCTTACGTGAGACATCAGGCCACAGTATAGGATCCGAAACAGTCTTATCGGCCTTGCGCATAAATCCAGTTAACTGGTTTAGAATCACTACCGACTCTATATTTATATCACCCGCAAGGTACGATTCGACAACTTTTGGATATTGGTTGCCGAGTTCGAACAGATGGTCAAAGCTTTCAACATTTACTTTTTCAAGATCTTGTTGGAAGTTATATCCCAATGCTTCTGTTCTTTTTTGCCAATCACGATATATTTGATCATTGCCAAGCATATCGCCAACCCAATTATTATCTGCAACAAAATGTGCAGCGTAGTAATTGATTAGCTCGGGTGGTGTATCGAACATCTTACCAATCTTAGCAAAGAAGTATTTGTCTTTACGTTTCCAAAAGGTTTGTGGTTTAGCAGATGTTTTATAATTATATTTAGGAGCGTCATATGACTCCTGCTCAAAGTGCAGTTTCAAAGACTGATAATATCTATAAGCTTCAAAGGGTTCCATTCTCATACCGGTGTTCTCTCATATTAATTGCACGATCAATGTATACTATATGCCATTCTTTGGAGTATACGTCAAGAGCAGCAAACGATTCATGTGAATGATCTGCTGCATCCATTAAACTATGAAATCCTGGTGGCATAGCATCTAGCTTACCAATAAGATCTCGATTAAGAGTTAAACACCTTTTTACTTTCATGTCTTTTTCATCCATGTAAGTAATAGTGTATACTCTGTTTTCAAGCATTTCTATTAAATCGAATTTATCATAGTGCAAGCTCATATAGGAAGTCTGGCTCCTCCGCCTTTTATTGCATTTACTTCAAGTGCTTCTGACTCGATCTTATCTATAATAACAGGACTTAACAATCGTTTGATATCTTCAGGTGGTAATTCACGTTCAGAACAAACTATTAATACTGCTTCGATATAATCAACTCTAAGCTTCTTAACCTTTTCTTCAACCATAGTTGAGAAACGTTTCTTTGTGATAATAGGAGTTTCAACCTTTTCCCCATCTGTAGAAGTGGTGGTCGTCGATAGTTGTAATATACTCAATGGTTGTACTCCAATATGGTTTAACGTTTTTATAGTGATAGTGTGTGCTTCCGTGTGAGATATCGAATCCATTGTTATAGAGTTCAACAGCTACAAGAGTTCTATTTAAAGCTTCGATCCATGAGTCAGGTTCTCTTGGCTTATCAGATAGTCCATCACAGAACCAACTAAACTGACACATGTTTCTACGAATAGATCCATCTTTATTCTTTACGCTGTCTTTAACTACATCACATATATTATCAGGATATCGATAATCAAAGACACGGTTTAACACTACATGAGTAACAGCAATACCACCATTCGGTGATTGATTACGTGAC